AACAATACTTGCTATACCGATACCACTTAAAAGACTGCCGAGACCGCCGCCCAACATGCCGCCAAGACTTTTTAAGACACCGCCGCCGCCTTTCAAGCCTTGTACAGCAGCACTTGAAGGGTCTCCACGCGCCCATGTCTGAACCATACCAGAGCCGGTATTGGCTGCATTCTCAACATTAGCAGCAAGACCGCTGGCTTGAGCCTGTTTCTGTTCTCTTGCAGCGTTGGCGGCTTCTCGACTTACCCCATTGCGGTACTGCTGCAAGTTGTCCATGGCTTTAGATAGCGTTGCAACTTGTCCCCAGTCTCCTTGAGAAGAAGCCTCTTTCATAGCTTCATTAAGTTTTTTAATTTCTTCGGCAGCACTGGACGCGCCGGATTTCAGCTCCGATGCATCCATTGACAGCCGTATAGCTGTATTTGCCATCACTTAACTCCCATGTAAAAAATATCCTCTTCCGAATAACCGAGACTGCGCATTGTGTCTTTATCTTTACGGTCTTTCCATTTCTTCCGGGCTTTCAATATGCCGTCTCTTATGGAATCTTCCGTGTATGTATTAGCAAAATTAAAGAAGATGTCTATGAAGTCGTCATTTTCCGTCAGCTGCGGATTGGCAACCCGAAAATACGCCATCGTCCATAGTTTCTTGAACGTTCTTTCCGTCAGAAGGTCTTCTATCGGAATTTTCTTCAGTTCTTCCAAGTGCTGCTTTAACTTCTTGACGAAAAGACCATGCCTTAACATAAAGCTCATCAATCAGCTCTGTATCGGGCACATCCCTCCAATCAAATAATTCATTTTTTTCTTTCGCCTTGCTGAACCATGTAGGTGTTTCGGTAACACAAACATTAAGTGTCGCCGTCTTGAGCAGCGCGATAGTTGCGTTATCATCAAAGCTTGTTGCCGGTAAACCGCCGCGCCATCTTGCCATAAGCCAGTCTATAGACTGCAAATCCCTTTGATTTGGGTATTTGACGGAAAAATTACCCCTTTTGGTTTTGATTGTTTTTATAAGCTCTTCGCCGTTAATAATCGCATAGAAAAGGTCGTCGCCTTTTTCTTTCAGCATTTCATCTGTTACTTTCATTTTTTCGTTTCTCCCAGAAAGTGTTGCAGGACTGCCCTAAAAGTTTGAACAGCCCTGTTTTGTTGATTATGTTACAGTCTCGTAATCGCCGCCGTTATCGTAGCCGATACCTTCAAGCGTTACATCCGCTTCAATATAGCCCTTGCCCTGCGAAGAATCGCTGTAAGAAGAAGCTATAAGCCATGTACTTGAACCGATAACACAACCGTGCTTTTCGTCGTACAAGTCAAGATACGGAATCTTTGTGGCAAGTTTCGTATCTACAAGCTTACGTTCATCGGGATTGAGGGATTTGACGGAATAAATGCCGCCACCTCTTACCGACTGAAAACCGTCTTTTGCGAAAGGTTTTGTCGGAACAAAGCCGCGCAAAGAAATCTGCGTGCTTACGCCCTGCGCATCCAGAGACATAGGCAGAAATTCGCCGAGCGTTTCCGCACGGTTTACGGTTATTGATTTACGCGCCTGGAAACTTGACACCGCGCCAATCTTTTTAGGGTTTGAACCGTTTTCGTCGTCCATATCAATACGGACGATACAGTTAAAACCCTGTCCTAAGATGTCGCCCTGTAAGTTATAACTTGGAACCATCATTCACCCCCTTTATACTTCGATTGTCGAAGAATAGATTCTGTTCACGCTCGTAATAAAGATGAAGTTGTTCGGTGCGCGAAGGTAACGAGAGAAGGTGAGATAAGTCTTGTCACCGTCAAAACGAACCTTTGCGTCAAACACAAGCTCGCCCTGGTCTGATTTGGTAATCAAATCTTCCAGATACCAGCTCTTAGCTTTATTGTTGAGAATGTTGAGAATATCAGATTCAGACGGTTCAGAATAACCGCCGATTCTCTTTGAATAAGCCTTGCGCAAATCCCTGTCCATATACAGAGCTTCACGAACCATTGAACGCTCGTTAAGTGCAAGGTTATCGCCCTGATATGTTGTAACAGCTCTGATGCAGACAAGCTGACCATCATCATTCTCGCCGAACGGCATGATACCGCCCTTGATAAGAGTGTTGAGCTGTGAATTGCGGAGCTTTTCTGTAAAGGCATTTACCTTCATCACTTTATTTGTGATCGGGTTTGAAATACCCAGAGCCGCTTCAACACCGGCAGCCTTACAAGCAAGCATTGCAGGTGTAATTTCTTCCCTTGCGCCTGTAAACGGATTGTTAGAAATCGCACCGTTCCAAACATAAGAGCCGAAATCAGTATTGAGTTCAGCTGCATTTGCAAGGGCAACGTTCATCTGTGTGCCTTTTGCGCATCCAAGAAGGAACATTCTTTCTTTCTTCTTTTCAACGCCCGACATTTCAACACAATGGTTTGAAATGAGCACATGAACGCTGTGAGTAGTAGACGGTGTAGCAATACAGTTGATGTCGCATACTTCAAGCGCACTGAGCGTGTTTACCCAGTCAGAAACGGAATATGTACCGTCTGTAGCACCTGTAAAGTATTCGTAACCGTCCATAATATCCGGCAGAACTCTGTCTGCATTTTCAGCGTATTCAACTTCATCAATGAACTGAATGCTCTTCAATGCGTCTACAAGCGCGTTGCAGTTTGCATAAAGCACTGTAGCTGTTTCAGTGAGTGCAGTTGAAGAAATGCAGTCGAGAACATCAGCCTTTACATCCGGCTGCTGAATAAGGCTTGTCGCAATATAAACGTCTGTGTCGTTGATTGCGGCAATAAGCTCGTCAAGACTGTCAAAGTCCTTGAAATTGAATGTGTACGAATCAGTTGCTACGCTCTGGTCGTCAAGAGCAGAAAGCGTGATAGAAGACTTTGTAACGGCAACAGTCGCGCTTACGCCGTCACCGACATAAAGCAGAGAGAACATCGCCTGTCCGATGTTGTCAATCTCTATTTCTTCACCCTTGAACACAACAGAAACTTTCCGTGTGTTAGCATCTGTTCCGGCTTTGAGCCACAATTTGAGCTGATTGTTTCTTGCGCCGTAATCGGCAGACTTCATCTTGATGATGTTGTTCAAGCCGGATTTAAGCGTAAGAGCTGACTGTGTGGCAGAGTTTACGCGCATGGCATAAACTTTCTGCGGAACAAAGTCGTTTGAACCGTTGAAAGCGTTTGCAACAGCTTCAAGCAGTTCGCCGCCAACAAGAATGTCTTTTGCTTCATCTTTGTCGGCAAATTCATAAAGCGTATTCGGTTTGCCGCCGTAGCTGTAACCAAGAATCACCAGGTTATTTGCGCTTACGCCGGTTTCCGATGATACGGTGTGCCGTCTTGAGTAGACGCCTGGAATCCAGTGTTCCGTACGTTTTCCGGCACTGGCAAATATTGCAGGACTTACACCCATAGTATCCCCCTTTTTTTAAGTTCTTTCGTTGAGCAGACTTTCTACAACGGCAAGCCATTCAGCTTCTGTCTTGAGCTGCTGACCGTACCGAGATCTAAGAATTGCTGCAACGCCCGGATTCTGAGGATGCAGCCGAAGGAATTTAGTCAGTGTCATTTTTCCCTGCTGTGGGGAACGGACAACTTTATTACCCTTCAATTCAGTCTTTGGATTTGAGCCACTCATTAATTACCTCCACAATTATTTCGCGCGTCAGTTGTTTTTTTTCTGTGTCTAAAATCAACTGTTCCACACAATAGTTCACATCGAAACTGATATGCGCACCGCAAAGCAGAACGTCAAAATCAAAGTTATAGTTATTGCTGCGGTGTCCGATTACGGTATTGTCGAAAATTGCGATGTCAAAAAATGGGTATCTCTGCGTCAGAATGTTCCTAAGATTGCCGGTAACAAAAAGCCTTAGTTGCTCGTAAATCTCATTCTTGAGCTGTGAGTTTTCAGCCCATATCTCAAGATTGATGTTATCCCTTCGCCTTGTCCTGATTGAAAAGCCGTAGCAGTATTCCTGACGGTCAATCGTGTCCTGAATCGCCGCAATGGTCTGCGCGTCTGCGACAGTGCAAAGTCCGGGAATTTCCCTTTCCTTTTCACGTCCTTTTTTGTCGATGTACTTTTCTGTCGTGCTTGTGATTGCCGCCAAGTCATAGGCACTCACGCCGACACCTTCAACGTTAGGCGCAAGCTCGTCAAACTCGCTAGGCTTGTTGTCTTCTTCCGTTGAAACTACGACACAAGGAAAGCTGTCAGAAGCCTTTCTGCCTGATTCAGAATACAAGTCTGCAAAAGGGTGGTCTGTTGTTACTGAAATGTGGAAATTGCTGTATTTGTGATCTAATTTGAGAATCTCAAAATAATCGTGAATTAAGGAGCAAATCGCCTGTTCGAGAATCAAACCGCGATTAAGATAACACATCATATACAAGCACCCTCTGACAATCGCAATCGCTGCTCGTGAAAGTCAAACGATACCTGTTTAAAAATATGATACAGTCTATAGAGATTTATTGTCAATCAACGGCAAATTGACGCTAATCTATCCCGAAATCCTCTTCAAGTGCAGAATGCAGCTGTTCTTCAATGAACGGTCTTGTTGAGCTTTCAATGGCAGATATAACATCATTAGCCGGAACAGCCTTGCGAACCCAGCTTCCGGCAGGTGATTTTGCGGAAATAATGCGGAAAGTAAAATATGTGCTGTGCGGATTTCCTGCCATTTTCACCATTCCGGCAATATTCGGGCTTTCTTCCGGCATAAGCGGCAATCTGTCGCCCCAGTCATAATTGCTTCGTGCTATCTGCTCGCCGTTGTAATTCGGTTCAAGATGAATTTCGCCTGTTGTTTGGCTTTTCTTGAAATTCCGCGACTGCATAATCTTATAAGCTACAAGCGGAATCGTATTCCCAAAATGCGCCCTTGCTGAACCGTCACTGTTCGGTGTTGCCCATCTGAACGGAATAATAAGATAAGGCACTCCCTTTTCGCTTACACGGCTTTTCTTGCCATAAGGATAAGATTCTTTCATGTCGTAAGCTTCAGCACCGTTCTGAATCCGTTCCATGTAGCGTGAATCAGTCTCAATGCTTACGTCAAAGTCATTTCTTGAACGTATGCGGATAGAGCTTGCAAGTTTCGGGTTCGGGTTTCTTATGTCAGCCGCGCCCCGGACGCTTCCGCCCATTGCCCAGTTTTTCCATGTGCGCTGAATCATCTTTGCAGAAGAATCAAAAGCCTGTTTTGCCGCCGGAAAGACACGCCTACCGCCAAAATCATTAAGCCGTGCTTGCAATTCAAAGAGAACATCATTAGAAAGACTTACATCAACCTTAATCATACCGCTTATCTTTTTCGAGTTGTTAAGTAATCCTTAACAACTGATTTTCTTAGAACAATCATCATTTTCTGTTTACGCCCCGCGCTTCACCGTAGGTGTCATACAGCTTGATAACAGCCTTTTTCGGCATACGCTGATTTTCGCTTGTGCGTATCTGCGGAATTGACTTAACGACCTTATAAGTAGGGTAGACCTTGTAAGTAACAGAATAAGGCTCACCGTCTTCGGGGCAATCGTAGCAAAGCCACTTGATATAGTTCGCGCCGCAAAGCACAAAATCAACGCCTGGAACATACGCGCGTTCCCTGCCGATGCAGCTTACAATCTCGCCGACAAAATAAGCCGGAATAACATCATAATCAGCGTCTTTTTTCGTGTAAACGCCTTTAAGCGTATAAGTTCCGCTCAAAACAGTGATAACATCATCCTGTGCAACGTCGTATTCATAAGGGAATGTAAGAACCGCGTCACCGTTGTTATCTTGAATGACTTGTTCGTCCGACTTTGACAAGCTCTGATTGAGAATGACAAAAAGCACAGGCGGAATATACTTTACTTCGTTTACATAAAGCGTTTCCGGCGGCTCAATTTCAATAATTACAGTTTCCTGCGTTTCGAGGTCTATCTGCTCAACTTCGCGCGGCTTTACAAATATGCAGTCCTGTCTTATTTCTTCGGGTTCATATTCGTATTCGTTACCTTCACTGTCATAAACCTTGCCTACGCTTACAATATCCCCCGGCGCGGTATGAAACAAACCTTCCGTGCGCCGTCTTTCACTCGTAAGACCTCTTATGCGGAAATAACCGCCGCCGACTTTATCAGCTGTTGACGTTGAAAGCGTCTTGATTACGCTCTGTACCATTACAGCCGTAACATACACGCCCTTAACAGGCAGTTCCGGCGTATTGAGCATTACAAAGTTTCCTGTTTTGGTTGCTTCTTCGTAAACCCTGCCGGAATTGTCATAGCACTTAATCATCGTGCAGTCTGTATATTCTGCGTCAAGCTCAACCATGCCGGAACTATCGCGAATCATTACCGTTTGGGTAACAACTGCGTCTTTCTGGTAACTGTAAGTTACGCCCAAGCCCTTGCATTTCGGGCAGTGTATATCCGGCTGCATGGTGTTAGGCTTGCAGCATGGGCATTTCTGCGCGGTACGCCACCGCACCCATTGACCGTGCCGCAATATGAGAGCTTCATAGTTTTCTTTGCCAAGTTCAAGCTGAACAGGTGAATTCTTGCCGAGACCAGTGCCCATTTTCTGCCCTTAGAAAAACTTAATTTTCTTCTTGATAATCAATATTGTGAGCAGAAGAGCGTTCTCTGCTATCAGCAGTCCTATTACTATCCACTTTACTCTCTTGTGATGCTTCGAGTTCGCTTCTGAGACGGTCAATTTCGTCGAGTATTCGCTCAACCTCAAGTTCATATTCTGTGATGAGGAAGTCAAGGCGTTCACTTGCATCTCTAATACGCGCACTTGCTCTTCCGACAATTTCAAGGCGTTCTCGACTATCGTGTATTGTGTCACTGAGAGTGCCGATTGATCCTTCAATTCGTCCAATGTTTCGTGAATTTGCTTCGATAAGCTCTGCGTCTTTGCCCTGTAATCCTGTGACTGTTGCGCATCCTGTGCATACAAAACACAGCACGAGAACAAGCAGATAAATAAAAACCTTCTTAACCATTTCATTATTTCCCCCTTTGTTTATTCCTAAGATTCAGCAACCCTTTGTATTACCGCCTTTAGAATGTCATTTTTCTGACATAGCCGTTTTGAGTAAGTGAATAAAGATAACCGTTGTGTACGTGCAAATCTTCTGCTTCTCTTGCTTTCCAAATTGTCTGCGACAAATCAACCTTAGATACTTCACAACCTTCTAACAAATCATAAACAAGTATTGCGTTTTTATGGTCTGTATTATTTCCATCGCCAAACAAACAGAACATCTGATTATTAAATATTGTACCGCCCTGTGTGAAGTCAACATCATAAGGAAGCTCCCACTGAATAAGTACATCATCTGCTGTCAAAGTAACTGAGTTGTTTGAAAGGTCTGGAATCTTGAATCTTGTGATATAGTATCGGTTTTCATTGTCATACTGACTTTGAGAGCCGTTTGTTCTGTATTTTGCACTGAATGTATACAGATAACCGTTATCCACATCGCACAAAAAGTTCAGGTATGGATAAGGTACTTTGAACCCTTTTGAAGCAAAATCTGTATAATCTATATCGATTGTCTGCAACAAGCTTGAGGTATAGCCGTCATTGCCGTCAGAAACAAGACGCTCAACATAGCAGCAAGAGCCTGTACCACCTGTTTCAATATCATCAATCCAGCCTGTAACATAGAGTAATGGGAACGGATCACTGTTGTCATACTTCTTACCAAAAGTAAGACTGTTAGCATGATTGTCAGCTCCTGCACTTCCAAGAGAACCCGAAGCAATAGCAGTACCATTATTAGGGTTGTTCATATCGTACATTGCCCACATACCGCCGTTAAACAGCTGAATCCATATATCATTCCAGATAGCAAGACCTTGATATGAGCCAGCACCTGTCGGTTTCTTCAATGTCTTGTTATCCATTCCTTCTGTGCTTGTAAAGTCATGTTTTGGTAAAAGATTTATTTTTCTTCCCTCGTAGTAATATTTACCTGTAGTAGATGATGAATTACCCACAGTGCTATAGATAGAGCCGTCCATAACAACAATACCCTTGAAGTCTGGACCCATAATCTGATTAGCACCACAAGTAAAGAATACATCGCGAGGAATAGTAAGTTGACTGTTTTCACTATGTCCACTTGGATAAGTGTCAAAACCAAATGTTATATTTGTCATTTTAGTAGAATTAGGTTTACCAAAGGCAAAAACATTTGAAGACTCAAAGCTGAATCCGTATCTGTTTCCCGTAGATTCATTCTTTAGGATTATATCTCTAAAGACAAAGTTTGCACACTTCGCAACACGAATATCACGTCCATTAACCGTTGCGCCCGAAGAGTTTGTAACTTGTAAATATCCTGTATAAGCGACACCACAATTCTGAATATAAATATCCGTACCTGCTCCTGTGCCTACAGATGCTACTTTCAAGAATTGAAGGAACACTTCATTGATATTGTTCAAAACAAACTTGCCGTTTACCGTATAACTATTTGTTTCCCAATTAGAAGCCACTACATCTTTTGATTTGAAAACAATACAAGTAAAGTTTTCTACTGTAATGTCTCCTGTATAATCTGACATAAAAAGTACAGTAAAACGAGAATAGAGTGGATATTTATTTCTTAGTGCTTGAAAATCAAATATCTTAATAGGTGTTTCTTCTGTAAGACCGTCATTTTCATCAGAACCGTTTGCATAATCTACATAGATTGTCAGTTCAGTAGTTGCAAGTTCATCAAGTTTATCTAAAAAGTCAGAAGCTTTCTTTCCGCTGTCCTGCAAATCACCGCCCGATGTAAGGCTTGCAAGGTGTCCGCTTGTCGCACCGCTGACTTTTGTTGCCTTACTTGATACGTCAATTTCCCCTGCGTCTACTTCTTGGTCGTCTGTGTAAGTTACGATAAGGTGATTGCTTGCGTTTACAGCGACCGACTTAATGCCTTTTCCAGTTGCACCTGTAGCACCAGTCTGACCGTCTGCACCGTCAACGCCGTCCATAACGTCGATTGCGTCGGTCTTCACAGTACCGTCATCGGCAGTCCACTTGAAAGTGATTCTGTTTCCGCCGGTTATCGGCGTAATTGAATCGACCGTACAGTTTTTACCTGCAAGAGTGCCTGTTATTCCGGCGATGCTGCCGTCTGTATATTTCTTTGCAATCGCAAGAAGAGCTAATATATTCATAACCCAGCCCCCTTACTGTGCATACCAAGTGCGTGATGATTTTTCGTAAATGTAAAGTTCCGCCGTATCAATGCAGTACGCCGTTGAACCTGTTCCTATTGCGTTTACTTTAGGCAGAGAAGAAACGTCTGCTTTCAAGCCCTGAAAATCATATCTGTCGTCGTTCACTTCGACCAAGACAAAGCTCTTCAAGTCAAGTGTCTCGCCCTGTGCCAAAGGTATAGCTGTTGATGTCATAGTTAAGCTCCTTATATATAAAAAAGATTTTTACTTGTCTTTGTTCTTCTCGTATTCAATCCGTTCTGCAAGACATTCTGCATAACTCTGCATGTACTTTATCTGCTCCGCAAGCAGCATTTTCTGCGTCTTATCAAGCCTGTGCGGTTCTTTTTCGATTACTTTCTTAGCCCTTCTGATTTTTCCGGCTAAATCCTCGCTTTCGCGCAACATTCTTTCAACATACAGCGGCATTTTTCTATTCCTCTGAATTATGCAAAAATAAAATACGGTTTCCGCTTGTTTTACTTTTAGGCGGAAAAGTAAAATAACGCCTTTATCCCTTCATAGGCTTTGCAACCGTGCTTATACAGTAACAAGCGCAACCTTGCCGTTTGAATCAATCTGCAAAGTCTTGCCGTCGTCTGTGTCTGTAGCAGCAAGAACAGCCGCAAATTTTGCTTCAAGAGCCGCAAGCCGTGCTTCTACGCCGCTGTCAAGCTCTTCTGCCAGTTTCTTGCCATAAGGGCAGCCCTTTTTCATTTTAGATAAATCCATAACAACACCCCTTAAATATTTTTACCGCCTTACAAGCGGATAAATCACAATGAGCCGATAACCATATTTGTGAACTTGAACCTGTTGTTTTTAATATAAAGGTCTATATCGTCTTTGTACTCTTTAATACGTGCACCGAAGTAGGCAGATGTAGCACTTTGTGTAGAGCTGAATGATTCAGAAAGACCGTCCATAGAAAGAGAAGAGCTTGAAAAGCCCGACATAAGACCGTCACCGATGATGTTCAAGAGACTTACAGCCGCCATTTTGGCTATAATCTGCCTTAAATCCTTCGGCACATCGTCACTTGTTTCAAATCCTGCGTCATAGTCGATTGCATAGAAAAGCTGTGACTGCAAGGTCTGGTTTCCGTAAATACTTACGGCTGTATGAATCATGCTTGAGCGGTCGTCTGGTCTTATCGGGCGTTCCATCAGCTTGAGAACGCCTTTTTCCTTGTCAACGATTGTTGTAGACGTTATATCCCTTACGCCCTGCATTCTTGTGAGCAGTTCCAGTTTATGAAGCTTTATAATTGGTTTCTGCCTTGTCTTGATAAGACCGTATCTTGAGATTCTTGAAAACTTAAAGTCATAAACCGCTTCGTCAACGTCATAGTCTTTGCCTTTTTCAAGTTTCCTGTCTTTTGCATTGCAGCGGATTTTCCGCTTCTTAATCGTAATATCAAGCCGCCGTTCAATTTCTTCAACGCTTGCATCGATAAAGTATTGTATCTGCTCGTCAGTGTATGACTGTCCGTTTGTCGCCTTAAAATCAGTTCCCCAAAGATATGTAAAGCGCATATCATCGGGCGTTACGATTGTTCCCCACTGACCGTCAGGAACTTTATAATTGTTGAATGTATATCCAATCGCCTTATCGCCGCCGTTCCTTACCCAGTTTGAGTAAATATAGTCAGTTTCGGCAGGTTCAACCGCTTCAAAATCAACGTAGCGGTATGAATAAAGCTTATTGCTTTCGAGATTAAAATTGTCAAGAATATCGCCGTTTACGGCTACTGGTGGATGTTCAATATCAGGAACACAGAAGCCGCTTTCGGTGTAAACTAAATATGTTTCATCATCGTAGCTACGCCGTTCCAGTCTGTAACCTGTATGAGCTGCGTCGTCTATGGTGATTACTATTCTGTTGTTAACCGAATATGCGGCTATCATTCTGCGCCCTCTTAATTTTATTTGAATTCAAAGCCGGGAATCTGCTGAAAATGCAGTGCGTCTTCGAGCTTGACTTTGGCAATGCCGTTTTCGTCAAACTTTACGATGTCGCCTGTAGTTCCATATACAGCTTTTCCGGCGCGTTTTTTAGAAATAACAGTAACAAGACCGTCTTCAACCTTAAAAGGCAAGCCGTTCAAGCCGTCTGTTTTTCCGCTTTCTGTATTTTTGACAGTCTTTTCCACTGGTGTTTCTGTCTTTTCAACAGCCTTTTCTTCTGTTGTAGTTTCAACAGCATTTTCCACTGGTGTTTCTGTCTTTTTGGCTGCCGCCTTTGGAGCAGCAGCCTTAGACTTTGCAACACCTATGTTCGATTTCTTAGATGTTGCAGCCATGTTAGTACAAGCCTCCGCTGTAAGAGATGTTCTTTACAAGACCGAGGTGTTTAGCCGCGCGGACTTCAAGAGCACCGTACATCATTACGAGGAATGGTGTTTCCGCCTTGTCAACAGGAGCAAGCGGGAATGTGCATACAGGGAGAAGCTGAGCGAATGTATAAACATTCTGCATTCTCTTCTTAGGCAGGAAGATCATTGAAGCTGTACCAGGCAGTTCTTCGTTCTTGTCTGCATAAGTTGTAGTAGCGTCACCGCTGTTTGCAACCTTGTCCATTTCCATAACGGTTGTTTCGTCTTTCTTTGAACGGCAGATGATGAAGCCTGTTGCGGCATTGCCAGAGCCAGGAGTGATTGTCAAAGTGACAACGTTTCCGGCTGCAACTGTAACAGCTGCGGCAAGTGATGTACCTGCTGAAATACCGTACTGGTTTACGGCGTGTACAGTGTACATATAGTCACCTGCATCGGCGGCAACAAACTTTGAACCTGTTCCGGCAGCTGCGTTTGCAGTTACGCTTGCAGGAGCGGCAGGACGTTTTGTTGCGTCACCTTCGGCAGCAACAGTACCCTTTACTTCAAAGAGCATATCGTCACCGGCATCTTCACCGCTGAGAGCAATCTTTGCACCGACAGCAGTGTCGTAGTCAGGAATTGACTTGAAAGAAAGGTTCGGGAGAGGCATGTTCATAACATAACGAGCCTTGTCTGCGAACATTTCCTTAATGTCTTTTGCAAGGGCAACAGGGAAGAATGCTTTTTCCAGGAATCCGCCCTTACCGCGTACCATAGCGGCGATTTCATCAAAGATTCTTTCACCGTAAGAACCGAGTGAAGCACCATTGAGGTTGATGATGTTCTGGTCTGCTGCGCTTGCTTTCTTGATAGAAGCAAGGAAACCGTCAAACTCTGTAGGAACTACATCAGAATCACCGTGGAAGCACTGGAATTCAGAAGCCTTGATGATTGTTTCAACACCAGAGAGCTTTTCAGAAGCAAGTGCACCTTCAAAAGTTTCAGACGCTTCCATCTGCTTTGTTACAGAACGGCGTGTCTGAAGGTACTTAATCATAAAAGATTTACGGTTAAGTGCCTGGTCTGTTCCGATTGAAGAACCACCTTCTGCTACAGACAGGTGTCTGTAATCACCGTGAGAAGTTCGCAAGTTTACTTCGTGTACGGTTGAACGTACAGGAGTTTTCTTTACGGAATTCACAATCTTGCAGTCTTCTTTGAGTTCTGCAACAACATTGATAACCTCTGCTTCGAGGTTTTCAGGAATCAACGCACGACCGCCGGTAAACTGAGATGAATCAGTTCCGTAACCAGCCTGCAATGCTTTCTGCAAATCGTTGACTTCCTGCGAACTCATTTCGCCGGAAGAAACGTTATCAAAATAACCGCCCATTAGTTAGCCTCCTTCGCAAGTTCTTTCTGCAAGAACTCGTAATAATCTTTGCGCATTGGTTTTCCGGTGTACATGCACTTCTGCATATCAGAAGAAATCATGCTTGACTTCACCATGTCCAAACGTCCTTCTTTGACAGCCTTAGCAAGAACGCACTGCGCCCTGTAAAGGTCGTCTTCGGTTGGTCTCTGTGATGTGCCGGGCTGTGCAGCAGCCTGTGTGCCGTCAAGACTTTTTGACATCACCGATTTCGGCGGCAGCTTTTCATTGCCGATTGCAGTCAAAGCCTGTGCAATGCTCGTAAGAGCTTCGCCCAAGTCGTCAATACGCTTGTTTGTATCGACAATGGACTTCTGCATAAGCGTAAGGTCTGCGTCGAGAGCCTTGAGAATTTCGCCGCCTTCAACCATTTCGTCGTCATCTTTTTCAGCAGATTCCGGCTTTTTGTCTTTCTCTTCGCCTTCGTCTTTTTCGCCGCCGTCCTTTTCGTCCGGCTCTTCGATAACGAGTTTCTCTTCTTCTTTAAGCTCTGCGTCAGGAAGTTCGGCTTTATTGCATTTCTTTTCCGATTCTCCGCCTGTGAGAGACTTCAAGATAGCGGAAACCGCACTGGAAAATGATTTGCTCATCATTTGTCCCCCTTCTTGTATAATATCCGAGGTAATCTCCCCGGCTTTTTCCTTGTCAATTCCGTTTGCCACAAGGTAGTCGATTGCGTCTTTCTCGTTCTCAATGCGCCTTTTCTTCAAAAGGTCTACCAAGTCGGCAATAACGGCTTTTTCGTCTTTTTTTGTTGCTGATTTTTCCGTTGCGTCGATTGTTTTTGTACCAACGTCTTCAGGAATGAGTGTTTCACCGCCGGTTTTAGCCGCTGAATCAGTGTTATATCCGGCGCAAAGTGATTTCTTTACTTCAAGAGGCAAGGCGCGGACGAATTCAGCAGCCGTCATGCTCTTTGCAAAGTTTGCATAACCGACTGTATTGTTTACAGGCGCGGTAGTAAGTGCCAAATCATTCCAAAGCACATGAGTGATTGTCTCAATGCCTGTTTTCGCGTCCTTAATAATCTGCGGAAAAATGCCGCCTACGCTCGCACGAACCCTTGTTGAACCGGCTTTGAGCAGGTCTATAATGTCCTTTGCCTTTTCTTTGGTCTTGTAGAGCTTGCCTTTTACGATTGTTTTCTTCTGCTTTTCATCAAAACGCACGTCAACCGGCTCGCCGATAACCATTGAATCATCAATTATCACATTGCCGTCTTCGTCCTTGCGTCTGTGCTGATGATCAAGCGAAATAACGCCGCCGCGCAAGAATTCGTCTTTCGATTCCATGAGCGCACGCTGCAAGACAATCTGGTCTTGCAAATCCACATTTTCATTGCTTGCTTCAACTTCAAAATAATAGTTTCCGAATTCGTCAGTCTGTTCTTCAATAGACTTGCGGATTGTCAGCTCCAAAAAAACTTCATTGTGTTTGTCTGTTCCTGTCATATCCACTCCAAAACAAAAAAAAAGGGCAGCCATTACCGTAGTAACGACTGCCCTGTAGGGTCAAATCTTAATAAAATTGCTAATAATATGTGTCAGTGTTCCGTCTGCATTAAGGGTCGGGCAGAACAGGCACTTCCCATGCAAGTATCTTTTCTTTCAGTTCTTCATATAAAGCAGTTATTTCAGCTGTTTTATCTTTACACCAGTTATAGTAAAGCTCAAGCTCTTCAAGTGCAAAAGCCTTGTTAATCTGCTTGTACCTCAACAACGAATAAATGTCTTTAAGCTGTATTTCCGGGTTATCATAAAAGAAATCCGGCGTATACATACACATTTGTTCAAAGTTGTTGGTGGTGACTTCGTGAATTTCTCCGTCCATAATTTTATGCTATATGAATACTTTTGTGTTTGTCAATAAACCGATTAAGCTAAAGATTTACCGCTTTCCTTATCCAGAAATTTTATCTCCAAATCACAGTCAAGAGCTTTCGCTATAATCTCCAAATCATCTGTTGAGAAATTATTGCGCTGCATCTTATGGTTAAGATTCGCCGGTGAGGTGTTCATCTTACGCGCAAGCTCCGCATTTGAAATTTTCCGTCTGACACAACAAACATTTATTATCTCTTTCATATCCATTTGTCAATCCCGTATATTGTGTATATTTTACACTTGATATTGTATACTTATTGATATATAATATCAATAAAGCTGATTTAGCAGCCGGTTATATAATCGGCATGTTTTCAGAGAATTTTATGTCAGTTCCTATAAATATTAACGATGATATACACCAAAAGATTATCTCATTATTAAAAAGCGGCTGGGTGTCATGTCAGGAAATCCGCCGTATATTGGGCGAAGTATCTCCCATAGTGCTGACAAATCACATCAATACAATTTCGACTAAATATACGGTGTCAGAACGTATGGGGGTCTACGGCATTGAATATAAAATTCTGACAAAAGAGGATTATGAAATGTACGAACAAAGACGGCAGCTGAAAATGAAACTAGGCATTAAAGAAAAAGCTGTACATGGTACAGCTAAAAAATAAACAGGGAGGAAAGTCAGAAATGAATATCAAGGACTTTTTCAAGCAGAAGTGGGTTAAATACACGGCTTGGGCTATGGTTGCAGTCGGTCTTATCGTGCTTCTTTTAGGCGGCATGACAGAAGCCGAAATCAGCAGCGGCGTTAAAATGCTCTTTGTCGCAATCGCCGCAATCGGTGCAGCTGTTGCTTTCATCACCGGCGAAACACAAAAAAAGTAGCTTAAAAAATTAAGGGCTTTTGCCCTGTGCAGGTGTATTCCCATCAGGATAACGGTAATGAAGGTTCAAGTCCTTTCACCTGCAAGACTGGAGAAACGGAGCTTAAATGAACAATTTCAACAAAGACGATGGCGGAAAATTAAGATGGTCTCTCTTGCCGTTTGAACTTATGGAAGACGTTATAAAAGTGCTCATGAACGGCGCAAAAAAATACGGCGACGACAACTGGAAAAAATGTGACGACACAAAACGTTATGTTGACGCGCTTATGCGACATGTAACCGCATACACCAAAGGGCAGAAGAACGACACAGGAAAAGGCGGCGACGGCTTGCCGCACCTTGCTCATGCTATCTGCAACTGCCTTTTTCTTATGCACTTTGACAAGGAAATTCCGCACGATAAAAGAACGGCAAAAGACATAGGATATTTTGAATATACGGTAAATCAGCTTATAGAAGAAAGAAACGCATTGCAGAAAAAGCTCGAAAACTTACAAAAAAAAGAGAAAAAGCAGACAAAATGCCTTGTCTGCGACGGAACAGGCATCAGAACAAGCCCTTTTACTGCAATAAAAACCGTCTGCCATGCTTGCAAAGGCAAGGGAATCAGACACCAATAACCAGGTATCAGCCGCCGTTGACGGTTGTTATACACCCTTGTCCGTATGGATGAGGTTAGTCTTTTTTTTACTTTTATATCATATATCTTAATTTTGGAAATGAACTCAAGCTGTCCACAGCAGCCGCTGACTTTGCAAAAGAAACCTCTCTCCATCTTTCTTGAGCAAAGCGAAACAGCACGGTCAAAAGAACATTGAATTCGTAGATGTTCTTCTTGACCATGTGTTCCTTATTCCAGACAAGAAGGTGATTATGATCTCGAAAGAGTTTGAAGAATGGAAAGCCGACCATGCGCAAGAAATAGAAGAGCTTGCAGATTATTTTATGGCGCATGATACGGAAAAGTATTTCACCGGCGACAAATACAACGAAGCATATAAAAAAATAGAAGACCTGTGTGCATCAGCCGTAGTTTACGGCACTATGGCAGACAATGAACCATTCTGCAAGGAAATTAAAAAGCCGGAAGAAACATTCCTTTATGATTCAGTCAAAATCATCTTGCAGACATCATTCAGCAGCAAAAAGATTTATCACTATTACGTCATTGACCAGTACAGCACCGAAGACGAGCCGAGCACTTTAGGCGGCTTGCAGCAGATGATTGAAAAGAAATATGGTCACATCAGATATTGTACGGTTGTATCTGAATCTGGATTGGAAGGAGACATTTTCAGATACGGCAACCACGGCAATTTTTGGGAAAGAACTGGCAAGACTTGCGGCTACGCATAGGAGACAACAGCATGAAAAAAGATGATGCAATCAAGATGATTCAGGAATCAGACTGCAACAATTTTACGGTAATCTGCGTATATCCTAAAAAAGTCTGTGATTTATGCAAAAAGCCTAAAGACAGGGAATTTACAATAACGGCAAAGCACTGCTACGGATATAACGAAGCCGGAATAAAGCTCAAATATCCCGAATCACACGGAAGACGCATAACAAAGCATATCTGTACTGAATGTTTTGTTAAGCTGTTTCCCGAAGAAAAAGAAGAATAGAGGTGATGTTATGTATAAGGCAAAACTGATAACAGGCGAAGAAGTCTCTGTAATGCAGCATGACGACTGGAAAACGAGCATTGATGAAAATTTCAAGCCGGGAGACTATTTTGACGAAAATATAGCATGGGATTTAATCAACAGCGTACCGCCGAAAAATTTAGACTGGGGTTATTTCCAACTGGGAGAGCCGCACAGTCACGTTGACGGAAAACCGACATATCTTACTCTTGTAAAGGCAAATGAACAGCCGGAATTTTGGCGTTTTCTCGGCTATTGTTACGCCGGAGAATATAAGAACATGGAGAAAGCACAATGAACGCAATTCAAGAGGCGATAATTTTCGCTACAATCAAACACCAGAACCAGAAACGCAAGGGAACGGATATTCCTTACATAGTTCACCCTATGGAAGTAATGCAGATTCTTACATCAATGAATTGCAAGGAACGCAAACAGGCAACTATAGATCATCTTGAAAAAGCGAACGTTAAAACAAAGCTCGTCTGTTTTGCAGATAAGCTGTCAAATATTCGCAGCATGTACCGCGACAAGCAGCAGATAGGTGCTGACCTCTGGAAGCGTTTCAACGCAAGCAAAGAAGATATTGAATGGTATTACCGCGAAATATTACGCGCGATAAGGTTAGGCGAATTCTGTTACAATGGTTATGTAGAAGGACATGCTTTTGTATGCCTTATCTGTGAATTTGAAGACACCATAAACGCCGTTTTCGCTGAATAAATATGGAAAAATATGGAAAAACTTCGTTATTTTGACGGCTTAGACAAGCGCCATCTAAGAAACGCTATTCGTACTCTGATGAGATACAGAAAAGTAGAAATAGTCGAGGACTATGCAAATTCGTTAGGTATGAATTATATAAACAAGTGGAAAGGAAAATTACTCGATTATAAAATAGAATCCTATCCCGATTCAGCCCAATGCAAACTAATACTGCATATAAAAGAAGGACGCATAAAAAGAGAAATAGAATTTTATATACCTTATGATTCAGAAATTTATTTCGGCGACATAACAAAAGGTGAAAAATATATCATAGATTATATCAATAGTGGTCCACATTGTTATTACTCATTCAGGAAGGTTATAATATGAAAGATAAAGTTAGCGTTAATTATGTGTATACTTGGAAAAACTGCATTTTGGAAGACGATAACAGCCTTACTTTTGAAGAACATGATAACTATGCAGGTGGAATAATTTTATCCAAAAACTGGAAAGCGTATGGAGAAAGAACAAAAGACGGCAAACCCATAAATTATGTAAAAGACGTTGAAGAATTATTAAACAGATATAAGAAAGAAGACCTGGAATATTATAATAAAATTCAAACAATGTTTAAGAAAAATAAATATTTATTGCCAAAAGAAGAAGATTTTTCTTGATTTCCGAACAACTGATAAAAAAAAGCCGCTGATTGCGCTTGTTTTGTGCCGGAATGTAATTTATCAAACAACAAATAAAACCCTCTTACAGCCCCGAATTTAGCCGATAAGAGGGTATTTATTGAAAGTTTTAGCTATTTATAAAATCGTTTATATCTCTTTCAGATATTATCTTTGCAGATTCTTCATAAACTGCAATTCCTTCATCCAGTCCTTTTTGATATGCCTTTTTTAATTCTTTTCTCTGCTCTTCGTCAATTTCTCTACTGCCTATTTTATAGCCGATTTTTTCAAGTCTTGCGCAAAAGGTATTTAATTCAGTTCCGCTAATCATTTTTCTTTTTCCTGCCTCAATTAGTTTATCGGCAGAAAAAATAAAAAAAAGCCGTGATAATTCACGGCTTGATTAGTCTTTATTTATTAGTTAAGCAGCAGCAATTTCTGCCATACGCTGTTTTGCGTATTCCTCTGTACAACCGCCCCACATTATATCAACGCAATTAGGACGTTCTTCAAGTTTTTTGGTTTTTGCGTTAAAGGCGTACTGCTTGCCGTCTTTATCAATGGCATAAACCCAATCGTTATCGTCAAGGTAGTAATTCATATTTAACCCCCTTACACTTTTAATATAAACCTAAAGGCTTATTTTTTCAAGTGAATTATCGTATATAATCAATCAAGTTCTCAAAGTGCTTTACAGTCTCTTCATTCAAAGCACCTTCTGACTTAGCCTGATTGAAAAGCGGCATTGCACTGTTTACATAACCTCTGATTGCAGCTGCATAAGGTTCATGCTTATAGCCGCCGTCAAAAATATTTGCGTTACCGTCCTTGCCTTTTGGTATATTGTCGGTCGGGAAATTTCCTTCCCTTGAATATTTGTTAGAAAGTCCGTAAAGGTCTGTCTGTGCCTTACCCATAATATCGGCAAGTTTTGCATATTTCGGATTGCTTGCAACAGAGCGGAAAACTTCATAAAGTGCATGACCATAACGCTCTTTTGCAACCATGTTAGCGGTAGTATTTACCTGCAATTCGACAATCGCGCCGTTTGAAAGTCTGACATTTGCGTTAATGTCGGAATATCCGACAGGTGACGGCTTGCCGAAATTATTTTTTATTCTTGCAACTTCTTTCATGCCGTCAAGGTGTTTAAGCACGTTCGCAACATCTTCAACGCTGTTCAAGCAGATTGTATGTCCGTCACAATCGCGGATTGTACGGCAATGATAAGTGTCTGTCTTTTTATCATAAACAACATCTTTGCAACCGTTAAGGTCATTCTGTTTCTGGTCTTCACGCAGCTTTTCTTTGATTCGTTTTTCGCTCTTCAAAGTTGCTCTTTTCATTACAATAGGGTTGAGCGCAAGGAATTTCTGACAGATACCGTCTGTAATACCGCTGAATTCGCCGCGCACGGCTTCGATTGTCTTATACAAGCCGTCAATCGAATCGCAAGATTCCGGCTGCAAACCGTTTGTACCGCGCCAACCTGGTTTAACGCTGTTTGCGTCCATAAGTCCGCGTATCGCGTCATTCGGGTTAATCATCTTAGTAACCTGTTTTACATCTTCATGCTTTACACGGAACATCTGACCTTTTGCCTTGCCTGTGCCTTTAACTGTTACGCCGTCCGCTCCGATTCCGACAATCTGCCCTGTCAAATCAGTTCCGCCCTGATTGAAGACAATGCAGTCGCCTCTGGTATGCGCGTATGAATGCATTTTTCCTTCTTCTTTCGGCTCTGCATTGCCTTTGGCTTGCTGCTTTCCGGCTTCATCATTTTTGACCCATACATCGCGCTGGTGTCCGTTTTTGTCAGTTATCCGTTTCTTGTGGAGCTTTGAAGTGTCTTTCTTGCCGAAAGATTTAACCATTTCATCATAAAGCCCGCGCTTGAACATTATTTTCATTTTGCCACCCCTTTATGCAATATCTGAAAGAACCTCTGCAACAAGCTGTCTTGTTGTCTGTTCTTTTCTTACAATGTTTGTTAATAATTCTTGAACTGATTTCTTAATCTCAAGAAACTTCTCCATAAGGCTCTGCTTGCTTTCAACGCCGCCGATAAAGATGTCCATTTCGCCGTTTGCGCTCTGCTGCAAACCTGTGCCCAAATCTTTCATGCGGTTTGCAAAAGCCTTTTCACCTTCATCGTGAATCAGCTTTGCGAGCTTTCCTGTCACTTCGTCCGGCTTCTTTTCTCCGAACAAAGAACCTTGCGCAAGATAAGTCTCTACGTCTGGATATGTCTTGTGGTCTTTCGCAACGTTTACGGCAATATCAACAGCTTCGTTCAGCTCATTGTTGAAAGAATATTCCTTGCCGTTTCCCTTGTTCTCAATCAGCGGAAGGATTGCCCTTACAAGTTTCTGTCTGATTCTCTTTCCGCCCGCGCTGTCGAGCTTTCTGATGTTGTTTTCATTGAGCACTGAACCGACAAGAACGGTTTCGACAAAATCTTTTCCAGTATCGTTCAAAGTGCCGTCTGACTTGCAGTATTGAGCCTTTTCGTTATCGCCGATAATTCCGGCTTCAATCAGCTTTGAAACAAACTTCTGACAACCTGTAGCGTCGTTGTATAGATCGCTCATTGTGTCATAGTTCGAAAGTTCACCGGCTATTGATGATATTTTCTCTTCATTCAGCGTTTTTGTGAGCTTTACGGCTTTTTCGACATTGCTCATAGTCTTTTTTGTGTCGCGGTTGAATTGCGCGAATTCTTCCGTCGTATAATCGCCCTTGTGCTCTTCGTCAACCTCAAGAATAAGACGAGGATTCTTGAATCCGTCCAAGTCGCTTTCTTCAAGTCCGTATTCGTCTATCATGTCGCGCAAATCGTTCAAATATGCCTTGTCAGTGCCGTTTTTCGCGGCAAGTTTGCTTGACATAGTGCGGTTGTTGCCAGAAATAACAATACCGTCTTTTGTGACAATCGGCGGTGATTCAAGCGCAAGGGAATTGAAGTTAGCTGCAATCTTTCTTACGCTTTCCTGCGCGTCTTTGTCATTCTGATAGTCGCGGTCATTTATGTTTTGTCCGTTTTCATTCTTCGGAAATCCCTTTGTAGGCGCATAGCTGACTTCATCATGGCTTGCAGTCGGCGCGTCAGCTTCTACGAGCTTATAATGGCACTTTATCTTTGTACCGTCCGGCAGAGTAACAGTCTTTTTGTTTCCCTCTATGCTTTTTGATGATTCATACTTCTTGCGAATATCAGAAATTCCACTTGAATTTTTTCCAGATTGTGATATATTTGAATCAGAGGTACGAAGCGTTTCGGACGTTTGCCCGGGGTTTTTCATCGGTGCGTCTGCCCTTTTTTCACGATATGCCGTAACAAGCGACAAATCGCCTTTTCTTGCTCTAAACTCCATAATTAGATTTATACCGTTTTCAACTTCTTCAACGAATCTTATTACGTCGTTATTCTGATGCTTTTCATCTTCAAGTGTGATTTCATTTGTAGAGTTTACAATTTCACCGATTCTTTCTAAATCAGACAGGTTTATATGGTGCTCTGGCTTTTTCATTGCATGACGAATTTCACCACTATCAAGAATGATTCTGTTTACATCTTTGCCTGTCTTATCCTTAATTCTTTCTTTTGCAGAATCAGAAACACTTCCTAAACTAATACGGCGTTCCTCTTTTGTATTTATTGCATCTTTTAAGAATTGTTTTACTTCTTCTTTTGTAGCCGTTTTAAGTTTCTTAGAATCATCTTTCGGCGGTTCATCGCCGCCATTGCCACCGTCTGGATTTTCTTCTTTTTTCTTGCCTTTCGGAATGTCTTTCAGAATATCCAGTGCATACTGGAGACGCATTTTTATAGACTTGCCGTTTATTTCGAAAATTTGAATTGTATTTGTTTGTTTTTTTAGCTTGTCGTAGATGCCTTTTATCTTGCTTTCTGGAAGTTTGGAAAAATCTTTTTTAAAACCATCAATCTCTCTATCATAAAGCTCTTTGTCATAAAGTGCCGTTGTTTCCATCTTTTCAAAACCAATATCGGGATGCAAAGATATATCACGGTTAATGCCATGAACGAAAACGTCGTATCTGCCTTTAAGCTCTTTTGATGGAACAAACGCTATATCCTTTTCTGCATTGTAATATGAGCCGTCGTCTGTCTTTTTGTAGCCATTGCTTTCAAATGTTTCTTCTATCGTGCCGTCTTTCTTAGCGTTCTGGTTTCCCTTCATCGCGTCGCTTCGGTTCTGGTGCTTTTCTGCTTCTGATTCTTTTTCTTCATTCTCATGTTTCCAACTATGCACAAGATTGCTCAATGCACCTTCGTTCCAGTCGTCGCCGTGACCGTCCTTTTTGTCTGCGTCATATATGAACTTATGCGTTGATTCGATACCGTCTTTTTCAACAGACACATAGCCGTTTTTTACGTTTACTTTGAAACCTTCATAATATTTTTTGCCTTTCATGTAGTTTTCAAGTTTTTCTTTTGCATTCGTATCTTTCTGCTTTTTCCCTTCGATTTTGTCATTTCTTGCTGAAACATAATCAGAAAGTTCCTTCACAAACGGCAGCGGTCTGCCTTTATCGTCAGAGAATCTTTCGCGGTTTTCAAGAATAAGCTGCAAAAGCTCTTCTGAACTTTCGCAAGCGTCTGCTTTTCTTTTAAGAGCTGCAATAGAAAGTTTTGCGCCTCTTGAATTGCTGTCGTATTTCGGTCTCCACTTGTTCGGCGCAACCTTAATATATTTTCTTCCCTTCCATTCGCGGATAGTTCCGACTGGATAACCGGCTTTCTGCAAATTCTCTGCATCAAGAATCGCTTTTTTTACCTCTTCATGTTCCTTGTCTTGCAGGGAAGCAAGATGTTCAAGAACCTTTTTCTTGAAATAATCGAACTTTGAATCTTTTTCAGAAGTTTTTTCCTGTACAGACTTCTGAACACATTTATGAAATACAATTCTCATGAAAATCCCCCTCAGTGATAAAAAAAGCCGGTTATCTCAAGGGAAAAACCCTTAAAGATAACCGGCTCTGCAAGCAGCATGAAACCATTCAATCGTTTAAGCAATTTTTAGTATAAACTCACACTGTCTGTTTAATCAATCAACTGTAAAATGCGCTTTTTCTAAGATAAAACCGTCCGTTTTTATCAAAATAACACCAAGACTTGCTGACATTGCCGCGTCCGAAACGCTTGTCATTTTCAGCCTTAATCTTTTCTTTCCACTCATCATCCATAGGGTGAAGGTCGTTCATAATGTTATCAACGTTCTGTTTTACAAGCTCATCAACAGTAAGAAGATTTTTCTTGTTGGCTTCGTTATATGCAACGGCTTCAACATAGAACTGATCTCTCATGCTCTTAGCCTTGTCAACATTATCTCGCGCCTCTTCCATGAGCTTTACATAGTCCTGAATTTTTTGCTCGCAATCTTCTTTTGTTTTCAAGCCCTTAGATTCAAGATATTTCTTGCAAGACTTGCGCGTATCATTCAGCTTTTTAAAGTTATTGTTGTACTGCTTGATAAGGTTCTTTGATTCAGCTGCTTTATCCTCGTTGTTAGCAATGCCTCTTTCCATATCTGCTATTGCTTCCTCGTAACCTTTCTTACCGTCGAAGTAATTCCATGCGATAGTAATTCCTGCGACATCGTACTTTTTTAAGTTTTCTCTGTCGTTATGGTTATAAGAATCTTCCTTGCCCTTAAAGTCCTTCTTGAACTTTGCAAGCATTTCTTTAATAGCGTTGATATTTTCCTTTCGTTCATTGATTTTCTTTTCTTCTGCCTCAACACCTTCAAAACGCCAGTTCACGCCGTTCTTTGCCTCTTCTGCAATGGTTTCATCGCTCTTGAAAGCAACGTCAATCTGCTTGTGCATAACGTCGATGAGCTGCGCATACATTTTCTGGTCGCTCTTGTTCTTTTCGGTGAACTCCATAACTTGCAAATCTGCTCTTTTGTTCGGGTCTTTAATAAGCGCAAATTTCAGCTCTTCTGGGTTTACATCGTTTGAATTCATCAAGTCGCCTTTGTAAGAGTAGAGGTCGTCCGTGCGAGATGATTTTTCATCATGCTTCTGGTAAATCATCGGGTCAAGTGAATCGTGCATAAGCGGCGTTACACAATGAACAATTCCCTGATGATTGCCCTGTCTCCAGCCGCGTCCCCAAAGCTGCTGAACATCAGTCGGATTCCATTCGAGCTGTGCGCAATAAATAGCAGTTGTATTGCCGTTGAGCGTTACACCTTCTTTAATGTCCTGACCGCCGATAATGACCTTGCACTTGCCGTCAACATCGTTGAAATCGTTCTTAATTTCTTCGCGCCTGTCCAACAGTTTGCCGGTGCTGCCTTTCGGCATTATTTCAATAGCTTCTTTCGGGATTCCGTGCTTAATCAGATAGTTCTTTACCTGCGGATGCTGTTCAACGCCAAGCGGCATGTACATAATTTGTCCGTTTTTCGGTTCTTTTTTGTACTGTGCAACGATTGAATCACAGATAAACTTCAATTTTGGAGAAGATTCTACAATTTCGCTCATCGGCGGCACTTCGTAACCGTCCGGGATAAAGCTGGAATCTACAAGAGCAGGGCTTAATGCGCAATTCCGCATTGCATTCATCGCGCGGAACATATAACCGTCGTCACGTTTATCTTTTGGCAAACCTTCCTGTTCCTCAATATATGCTGAACATTCGTCCATTATTGCATTTTGAAGTTCTGTAAGCTCAAGTTCCGGCGCATGCATTCTCTTGTAAGGTCTTACAACTCCTGCCTCTTCGCCGTCAACTTTATCCATGTAGTTTGTAAGCAAGCCTTGCAATTCCGTAAGATTTTCAAAGCCTTTAACTACAGGTGCTTCCGTTACACGGTTAGCCTTTACAACATACTCACGCTGCACTTTGCAGAAGTTTGAAATAAACTGCTCAAGTGAGTAATAGCCCATTTCTTTCAGCTTGTCACGCGCCATATAAGACAGAATCGAATAAACCTCTGTCGGTGAATTCTGGAATGGTGTAGCACTTAACAGGAATGTGTTTCTACCGTCATTGTGACGCTGAATTAATTGCGTAATTGCAAAAAGTTTCATTGCACGGTTAGAAGGGTCTCCGCCGCTTCCAAGACCGTCAAATTCGTTGCTTTCTCCCTGTTCGCTTTCACCTTTTTTATTCATGTGCTTAGGCATTTTGAACAAGTTGCGGAAGTTGTGCACTTCGTCAACGGTAATATGGTCAAAACCCAAATCCGAGAACTGTACACCTTCATCGCGTGTTTTTGTCATGCCGCCTACGGTTTCGGCTGCCTTTTCTGATTCGCTTGCTCGCTGTCTTTTTGACTTCTCGCCTGTAGACATCATAGCTCCGAATTCAACATCATCTTGAATTTCAGCTTCTTCGGCTTCATTAAATCCGATGTTTTCCAGTCCTTCGTAAGTACATACTGAAATAGAACCGTCTTCAATCTTCATTCCGTCATTCCAATAATCCTTAGAAAAGTTTCCAAGCTCATTTACTTTAATATCCGGGAATAACTGATGAATTGATTTTATCCAGTTCTTATAAACAGGTTTCGGAACACAAATAAGCGGTCTCTTGCTCCGTCCAGTCTGAATCTGGTTTACGGTCGCAACAATACCGCAAGCAGTTTTTCCTACACCTACATCATAAGCAAGCAAGCCTGTGCCCTTATTGCAGAGCATTGAAATACCTTTCAGCTGTTGCGGCAAAAGGTTGAATTCTTTCTTTCCCTTGTGTGTGCTCATGTTATCCACAAAGAGCGGAATCTGTGAGTAATCTGGATTTACAAAAGAATTTGCCTTATCGTTCCATGCTTCTATAAGGTCTTTCTGGTCTTCTATGCTCAAACCTTCTGACAAATAACGGTTGAACAGCTTGATTGCAGTATCGCGTCTAAGCTGCTTTTTGCGTTCACGGTATCTTGTTTGACCTTTCTTATCGTCAGTTCCGGCTTCTCCACGGTCAAGCCTTAACGCTTCTTTGTTGATAAACGCCTTAATATCATTGAAACTCAATTCAGCAGGAATTTCAGTTCTTGAAATCGGGCTTTCGCTTGCATCGTAATAACCGTTTCCGGCATACGCCCATTCAAAGAAACCGCTTATAAGGTCTTTACCGTCTTTCGTCTTGTATTCACGTGTCCAGTCGGTAATAGGTGAGAGTGTGAAACCTTCCGATTTCTCAACCTCTACGCCGTTTTCGTCTGTTTCTTTCCAGACTTTAAGCAGACCTTTTTCTTCCGGCATTACCGCTTCGAGCAATGATTTCTTTATTTCAAATTGCGGGTCGTTCGGGTCAAGTTCCCTTAGTTTCTTACGTACATTGCCGCTTGCAAAGTTTACCTTGTTCACATAAATGCCGCCGTCCTTAACATAATGGTTCGATTTCTCTACATACGCTCTCTGTTCTGGATCAAGACGCGACATATCGACATTACCGTATTTGTCGGTAACTCTCCAAATCTCAAGGTCTTTCGGGTCAATGCTCTTACCGTATTTTTTGTTAAACTCGTCCGCATTCATTAAATGTGCGTTAGGGTCTATCGGATAATCATGTTCGCCCTCTGCGTTTTTGTTGCCTTTCATGGCTTCGCTTCGGTTGCGTTTTGCAAGCTGTTCATCAGTAAACGGCACTTCAACACTTTCGCCGCCGACATTTACGACAACGCCGCTTGCCTTGCGGTTCTTCATTGTATAGCCGATAACCTTGCCGATTCTGCCATCTTTCAGTTTTACCACATCGCCGAAAACAGTTTTTGAAGTAACTTCTTTCGGCTCTTCTTTTTCAACTGTAACAGCAACGTTTTCGGCGGCTTTTGCTATAGCTTTTTCAACTTCTGAACTGCCGACATTGATGTTTTCTACGGCACTTTCAAAAGTCTCGCCGTCTTTCGGCTTGATATATGTTTCTTCTCCGAAACGTCCGATTCTTGTAGAAACTTCTCCGGCTATATGGTCTGGATTTTCTGTAAAATAGTTTTTGAGCGCGTCTGTTGTCGTGCCTTTTCCCTTGCGGAATACGACAATATCCGTTCCTACATCCGTACTGTCAAAAGTTCCGTTAGGCAGTCTCCACGCTTCAAGCAATTCAGCTTTTTCAGCGATTTTCTCAAGGTCTTTTCCGTATGTACCGCCGCCGTTCAAAAAGCCGCTCGGCACTACCATTGCCATAATACCACCGTCTTTCAGTGTATCAAGAGTGCGCGACATAAAGTAAGTTTCGTAACGCTTATAGTCTTTACCTTCTCCCATACCCTTATATTTGCCTGTGTAAGCACCATAAGGCGGATTTCCTACAGCTACATCGTACTTTTCAAAATCTTTTGTAAAGCGTCCTCTTTTCTGTTTCATGAAGTTTTCTTGAAACGCTCCCTGTACGATTTCTGCATCGGGATGCAGTAAGTGCGCGATTCTTGCAGATTCTTCTTCCAGTTCAAACATTGTGAACTTTTCGTTTCTTCCCTCTGCAAAGCGTCCTATACCGCTTGAAGGTTCAATAACGGTCTTATCCTGTCTCGGATTGTATTTATCGACAATTTCCCAAACTTTAGAAATGACATTGCGCGGTGTATAGAATTCATAAAGAACGCCGCTGTTTGAGCTTCCTTCTTCGTCCGTTCCACCTGCACCGACATACTGTGCAAGAATCTGCTTGTCTGCGTCTGTAATTTCTGAATCAGATTTTTTAAGAATCTCGCGGCACTGTTCGCGGATTTTACGCGCCTGTCCTTTTGTTATTCTTCCTCTTCCGGCGTTGACATCATCACCGTTTGATTCTGCAAGTCCTCTTCCAGGTTCATCAAGCAGCTGTACAGATTCACTTCCGTTATTTCCGCTCCCTGTGCCAGACACATTCTTATCGCCTGTTCCTTCGCTCCGTCCGCTCCGTAAGTTTTCAGCACCATCGGAAATTCCGTTTCTTCCAGTTTCAGTGTTATTTTTTCCATTTCTGTCTCCTATAACCTCATCGTATAATGTATTGAAAATATCAGACCTGTTATAGCCTGTTATTTGTTCGTTTGTTGTACCGCCGTATTTGTCAAGTTTTTGTCTGAACCAATCATCGCGCTTATACAGCTTGTCAAACAGAATTTGACGGTTCACAACTCCAAAGCTGTTGACCTGTTCGCTTACCATGTTGCGCATTATCTCGTAGTCATTTTCCGGCATACCGAATTTCTTTGCATTCTGGTTGCCCATCATTGCTTGTGAACGGTTTTCATGCGCTTCGGCTTCGCTTTCTTTATCATCAGTGAAAACGCCGTCTTTTGCTGCCTGTTTTTCAGCTTCTTTGCTTTCAATAGCTGCAACTCTCTGACCTTCAACGCTGTAAATGCTCCAAACTTTGCGCATTAAAGAGCGGTTTACTACCATCTTGTCAGATTCTTTTTTCTTTTCCGCCGGATTCTTTGCTACACCTTCTGCGTATACACGTTCTTTTACTTCTTTCTGCGTTTCCGGCTTTTTGTATTGCTCGCGCTTTTCTTTGTTTGAAAAATACTTATCCCAACTCATCTTATGCGTAAAATATTCAAGCACATGCGCGGCAAAAGTCTGCTTGTCAGCTCCGTATTCTTTTTGAATGTTGTGTTTTGAATAATCATCTTCTATACGCTTACGTTTGATAGCGAATGTTTCAAGTAACACCGCAAACGGATTTCTAAAACTTGTTTTCGATTCATCATTTCTCTTGTAAACCGTTTTTTTGTGTCCGTTCTTGTCGATTATTACTTCTTTGTGTAATTTGGACGTGTCTTTAAAAGATTTCGCTATGAAACCCCATTCTTTACGCGCCCTGTACCTCTCTAAAAATCCTATCTTTGCCATATATACCTCCCAGTGTTATTTCAGATTTAATCTTTTTCCGTGCCATTTCTTAGAAAGCACTTTTTCTTTGAATACATCAAACGGAACAGTATCAACACCGCCAAAGAATCCGGGCTTATCATACTGTCTTAAATAAGCTGCTTTAGCGTCTGCAAGCGTATCAAAGCCAAGCATACATTTATCTTCATCATATTTATCAGTTCCTGGTATTTTCTGATGAATTATGTAAACGTTCTTTGCGTCTTCATTGCCGCCTAAATAACAGTCTACGTGATCGCCGTCAACACCTTCTGTACCGCGTATATATCCGTAGTCATAGTGCATTGTGATTGCCCATTCGTGACCGTCTGAATCAGTGCCGCGTCTTATGCTGCCTTTTTTGTTTTCAATGCTGATATTCAAGCCGTTAAAGGTAGTGCGTCCTTGCAGCTTGTGACCGCTCCATGTAAGGGATTTTTCTGTTATTTCAGTATTAAGAATATATGCAACTTTTTTTCGCAAATCTCTTTTATCTTCTTTTTTGCATTTGCTTATTACCTTTGCTGATAATTTGTCATTTTTACCGATTTCAAATTTTACCAGTTTTTCATCTTGCCAATCTCCACCACAAGAGATAACAAAATAAGTATCAGCAAGTTCAAAAAGTTCACAGTTTTCTAAATCTTGTCCTTCTGGAAAACCTTCAACTTGATATACTTTACGAGGTATTAGATGAAAATCGTCGCTTTTATCGTTTAAGAGTTTCAGCATTTCTTTCTGTAATTCTGGAGATAAACGTCTTTGCCATAACGAAAAAAGCTTCTCTTTTATAGTCCGTTGCCCCAAAAATTCTTCACCTCTTTTTCTTAATTCACTTTCAGAAAAATAATGCCGTGCATGATTGTCTTTTTCTCCATCAAGAGATTTTTGAACATCTTCGCTGTTAAAGATTGCTTGTATTCTGTCTGTAAAGCCTTTTGTGGAATCATCGGGATTCTTTACGCCTTTTTCTTCAAACTCTTTTGTTGCCTGTTTTACGGCGTTATTCCACTTCTTAGCGCGGTTGCTGTTTTCAGCAATCAGAGCGTCAATGTGTGCATCGCTTTCGTCGTATCGTTCCCAAGTGCCTCTGCACCACGGATGAAAGCAGCCGATAGCAACTGTATGCTCTTTGCCGTTCCATTCTTTACCTTCCCAAAGCACATAATCAGCTATAGGGTCTTTTGCAATATCACTCTGTAACGGCTTGTCACTCCATACCGCTATTTTGCCGTTCATCTGTCTGCAAAATGGGCAAGTGTTGCCGTCAATTATCTCGATTCGTCTGAAATATGTTTTCTTGTTTTCCGGCGTATTCTGGACTTCTTCTCTAATAAATGAATTGTTGAAAGCGTTCTGAACCTCTGTGTCTGCAAGCCGTTGATAATCGCGGTTATCGCCTACCATTTTATCAAACAAATCTTGCGACACCTGCGATTTGCTTTTTTTAGCTCTTACGCCGTCAATAAGAACCTGCTGAATTTCGCCTCTTACCTTTTCGGTAACATTCTGAACTTTGACGGCGGCAGACTGCTGATATATTTCAATTCGTGCCTGTTCCTGTCGTGTCAGTTCTTCACCGAAAACATCTTTCATGTTCTTAATGTCTTTGCTTATCCAGTCAAAAGATTTTCCGTGATATGCAGTATCTTCAAGCCGTAATTTTTTTACAGCTTCCAAAGTATTGTATTTCAGCATCCTGTTAAGGATTTTCGCAAGACATTGTGACTGCAGCACGATTCTTTCAGCCGGATTATCATTGTTACGGTTAAGGAACTTTTCAAGGTTTTTAAGAAACTTTTCCCAATCGGCTTTTTTAATCGGCTCGCCGGTAGAAGGTGAGTAAAGAATCTTGCCTTTATATGTGAGATTTTCGGCTTTTGACATTACGGTTTTCTTTGGCAAATCACAGTATTCCGTAACGAAATCATAAATATTCTGAATGTAATTTGAAAAATAATCACACCATTTGTCGGTTAAATCTTCTTGCGCCTTATAGAAAAAAACTTCACCTTTTGCAGCTTTACCAGGCAAGCGCAAGCTCATAGACATTGTACGCAATGCCTTTTCAACTCTTGCCGGTTCATTGTTTTTAAGGCTTATCTTAATATCCGGCAATCTTGACGTATTATCAGCCGGAACATATTCAGGTGTAAGACCGTTAAGGCATTTTGCAAGCTGTTCAAATTTCTGCTGCCGGTTTCCCTCTGTTATATCCTTTATCTCGATGTTAATTTTCTTATTGATAACGTTTCCAGACATAACACCCTCTTAAAAGCTAAAATTCAATGACTTTCCGATTTCGGTTGTTTCGGGCTTTTCTTCTTCGTTACCGCCGCCGACACCTTCCCATGCGTTATCATCTATCTCGCTTTCAGCTTCTTCACCTGTAGGCTCTTCTTCTTCTCCAAAATCGCCGTTTCCTTCCAGTGTTTCTTCTTCCGCACCTTCTATGTCTTCCATGCCGCCGCCGTCCATCTGTGATGATTGATACATCTGCACAAGCTGCGGATTTGCCGGGCACTTATCCGCCCAATCAGCGTCAATGGGTTTCAAGCCTTTTTCCTTGCGCACTTCATTCAGCGTCTTGTATGATTCAAGCTCGCCTTTTGTAAGGTCAAGAATCTGCTTCGGGTCGTCTCTTTCGTAACCGACAAACTCAATTTCATAGCCCGGAAACGCTTTTTCTACGATCTGATTGATATACTGCTGCATATAAGAAAGCATATCGCCCAAAATAAGCGATTTTGACGCTTCTATTTCCGGCGTTGTATTGCGTTCAAACATTGCCTGTGATTTTGAGCTATGCAGTCCTAATTCTTCCATGCTGCAACCGAAAAGCGAAACGATTGCACTTGTAAGGAAATCTAACCAGTTCTGGAATTCCATTTCCTTGTTAGTTCCAGTAAGAGAAATCCATTTAATTGAATTCGCTTCTCCGTCTTTTCCGTTTCCAGCCGGAATAATAGGAACTCTCCACTGGTTAGTAACTGAACCGCTCATGATGTCGGCTATATAGTCTTCCATCTGTTCAACGGTCTCTTGATTGGCGTTTCCGTCAAGCAAAAGCATACCGCGCGGCAATTTGTTTTCTGTGAAGAATCCGGCATTGTATGTGAATGCGTTAATGCAGCTTGTTATAAGGTCTATAGCCTGTTCCACGGCTGAATAACCGTAGAATGAGAAATTTACATCAGTTCTAGGGTTTTGATAGTCGAAAATCAACGTTCCTTCTGGATAGTATGCAGTAGGAATAGCGTTGATAATCTGAACATGCTTGATATTGTACGGATTGTCTTGATTAGGCAAAACCTTTTCAATAGTTGCTCCATCTACAGCCCAAAACGCATAAGGCTTTCCGGCGCGTGTATATCCTATTTCTGTAGCGTTCTGGTCAATCTCAAGAGCATCGCGGACAAACTTCAAGCCCCATCTTGTGAAATTATCCCTGTCGTAGCTTTTTTCCGTGCCGGTGTTCAAAAGGAAACGTTCAATTTCTTCGCGCTCTTTTGATTTTTGTCCGGCTGCTTTGATAACATCTTCACCGATTTTCTTGACTACAAAACCGCGTATATTTCTATTGGTTGACGGCTTTAAGAATGGTTTGATTTTCTTCTGGACGTTCAAAATACAAAGATTGATTATCCATGCTTTTTTAGAGACACGGCGCAAGGTCTTGCAGTCAACTTCTCTGTTAATATGTCCGTCTGCTGTCTTTAAGTTGCCGTAAAGATTGTTTGTGACTGTCCATTCGTCAAAGAATGATGATTGAGCACCGTCTTGTTTTGGGTGAAAGTAGCCGGAATTCTGGAATCTTCTTGCAGTCCGATTCATGCGCTCAATTTCGTTTTTAATGTCTATTGGTGTTGGTTGAGCGGGTAGGAGTTTATTATTATTCATTTCGAACCTTCCTTAACACTGAATTCAGTGATTTTCCTCTTGTTCTAGCGGTCAAGCTCTGGGAAATAACAGGTTCTTTTTCTAAACTCTCTGATAATTTTACACCGTTCTGTGTTTTTTTTCTATGATAAGCCGAATAAAAATTCTCTTCGATTTGCGGCGCACTTGCTGCATGGTTTGCCAAAGCCCAAGCCCAAAAGCTGTCTGCGTGTCCTTTTTCGTTTCTTTCCGCGTCATATCGGAAACTGCCGCCGCTTGACGGCATACGCTTAATTGAATGTATTTGCGCGTGAAAATCCCTGTCGTTTTCAAGCTCGAATTCGTTCTTCTCAAGCCCGAATTTAACGCCCATTGCAAGCACTTCTTTTGATTGCAGTGTAAAGGTGATACCTTCGATTCTGTCTCCGAATTCATTATGCAGGTCTTCATGAATCGGCGCACCCATACCTGTACAGTCTATGCAGCCGCGGTAAATAGGCAGAGAATTCATAAGTTTTCGTACTGTATCTTTCTGCTCCGTAAAAGATACCGATGTTTTCTCTAGCCGCATTACGGCGCGTTTTTTGCCGTCCTTTTTTCCCAATATGTAAATGGCGGCAGCATCCCTGTTTTTTGAAACATCGTAACCCAAAAAGAGCGGCGTTCCGTGCTTTTGCGGATTGTAGTTTGCAATTAAAGAATCTGCATCTGAAAAACTTTTTATTTCAAAATCATAACTGGAATATTCTTCATCGTTCATATCATCGGGCAATGTGTCGCTTTCACGTCTTCCAGGTGTGTTTGCATAAATCAGATCCAGTGAAATATAACTTGCCGCGCTATCTATAAACGTGCATTCACATTCCTGTTGAAAGTCTTCAAGAGTTGTATTGTGATAAAGGTCTAGCAGCTTGTCAGTGCCGAATTTCTCCACACGTTCCTGTGTGGTCATATCTTTTGCAAACTTTACAGCCGCCGCTACGTCATTGCACATTACTTTTGCATACCACCACGGCACAAAATAGCGGTCATATCCGGGATAGTTCTTCTTATCCGTGCATATTTCGTAAAACTTACCGATAGTTCCTAAAGGCGTGCTTCCAACTTCAATACAGCCGTGTCGCAAAGTACAAAATGAAGCTGCCGTATATACTTCTTTTGCTAATCGGGGAGTGTAAATTCCGTATTCGTCAAGGCAGATGTCGCCATTGCGCCCGCGTGGCTGACGGCATGGCAAGCTGATTAAACGGCTTGTAGTATTTGATTCACAATCTTTGAATTCAAGCATCGTTGTTGTTGCATGAACGAGCTTCTTTTTGTGTTTTTTCGGAATTGATTCATAAAATTCTTTTGCGTATCGTATCTTTTCTTGCGCGTCTTCCATGTTGTATGAAATGAACTGCTTTGTATAATCAAACCTTGCAGGATCAAGAGCTTTTACAAGCCCTTTCATTGCGACAATAAAAGAAAAGCCTGTCTGTCTGCTTTTTAACAGGCAGATATAGCGGTTGCGGTTAAGAATAAAATCATCTTGCCAAAAATCTAGTGTTATCGGTTCTCCATGATAGCGCATGAACGCATAGGCATAATTCAGCTTTTCTTCTGGTGTCCAAAGTCTCATTTTCTTTCTGCCTTTCGCTTTTCAAAAAACTCTTGAACAATCATCTTAGTCGCTTTTTTTGCGGAATTATTTCCGTGGTCAATAGCATAATGCTTTATAAGACAGTAAAGCTCCGTATCAACTTTTATCGTAATTGAATGTTCTTCATAGTCAAAAGGATTATTCATATTATCAATCCTCTTCCGTTCTTTGAGTTGTCTTGTTGTTCAATTCTGATTCTCTGACAATCTCCGCATTTGCCCGCATGACTTTTGTCTTTACTTGCAGATTGCCTTTAATTATTTCCGCTGTTGTTTCTACTTCATAATCATCATTCTGCTGCTCGTTTTCGGTGAAGTCCTTATAGATTTTCAAAAGCTCGTTTTCTGTCTGAACTTTTGACGGCAGCTTGTAATGCGGTATGCTTCTTTGCCCGACATACTCAATATCTTCAATAAGTGCTTTCTGCTCGTCTGTCAGCTTGTCGGGCGTTTTCATTGTTGCGTCGATGTATTCAAACCCTTTATCAGAGTGTTTCAGCTCAATGTCATAAAACTCATGCGGTTTCATATTCAGACGCGCTTGTTTTCGTGCGATAATGTCTTTGACAGTCGTTTCCAAGTCAAGTTTCGTCAAGCTCTTTAGAAACTGCGAATTGATGTTTTTAATCTCTGCAATTATTAACGGCTTTCTCAAAAGCTGCTCTGCTTGTGTCTTTGCAGTCTTTACGGAATATCCGGCTTGCCTTGCCGCTTCTGCTGCATTTTTTTTAAGAGAAGATTGATTGCACCAATAGACAACAAAAAGTTTTTGCGCATCCGTCAGAGGTTGAGACCATTTAAATTCAGTGTCAACATCGATGTATTTATTTCCGTTGAATACGGCAATAAGTGAGTGTTTCTTTTTTGTCAGTGTCTTTTTTTGTTTTGCAGAAGTTTTATTGACTTCGATGTTCGTTACTTCCGTTTCCATGCTCAACCGCCTTGCATGTATGCAGCAGAAAACCGCTGAACTTATGACCTCTTTCGTTTACGATGGTTATTTCATTAACCTCGCACACCGCAACTGATTCATAGCCTGTCGCTATGTACTTAACCTCTTTTCCGCACTTCGGGCAAAACTGCATGTTACACCCCCAAAAGCTGCCGCAATGTTTCGGCGCGATATGTTGAGTATGTCGCGTACCCTGTCAGTTTTCCTTCGGTAAGTTCAAAAGCGATAAAGCCGCAGAAATTCCGTTGACCGCCGAATTCGTTGAGAATTTCAGCGACAAATTCTTGTTCTGGTTTCGTACCGGCAAATTTTTTCAAGAGTTGGTCATAGTTAGAATATTCATTGATTGAAACAGGCTTGCCGAATTCATAGCTGATTTTAGTAACCAGTGTTTTTTTAGAATCCTGCAATTTCTTGAGATATTTTTGTATTTTTTCTGTCATCATAATTACCCCTAAACGGTCAAGCTCTAAGGTAACTGATTCAGACATCTTTTCTTTTCTTAATTATATTTTAGTTTTTTTTGATTATCAATTCAGCAAGAATCTCAAACTTTGAGAGCGGCATTACCACAACTCTATGCATCGGCAGCAGCTTGCTTTTGATAAACAAAAGCCAGTTGTCCAGATCATCACAGTTGCTTTCGGCTTGCCGTACCCATTCCGGCAGAGATATTGTGTTCACGTTCTTGCACTCAATGCAGAACGGAAATTTCTTCTTTGCCTCGCCTCTAAGAATTACATCAGTTCCGTTCAAGCCGGATTCCCTCGAATGAATAGGGCAATCATCTGACTGCTGATTGTATTCTATGCCTGTGATTCGTGAAATCATCGCGCAAATTTCTTTCTGCCAGTCCAAGCCCTTCTGCTTTGCGGAACGCGGCTTTATTTTCTGCATTGATTTTTCAATGCGCTTTGCCAACTTCTCGTTTGCCTTTGTGTTCTCGCTCCGCAACAGTGCAATGATTTTCTTTTTTTCATCGGCATTAAGTGTAAGAACCAAAATACAGCCCCCTAAAATTCCGGATATGGATATAAACAATGACCGTACACCCGATGGCGTTGGTCTAAGTTTTCAGGCTTGTCTGGGTCTTTCGGCTCTACGTTTGTTGACGGCGACCGCTTGCACAAGAGAATAAGCGACTTTATCCAATCATTCTCATATAAGAAATTTTCCACAGTGCCGAAGCAACCGCAAAGCGTGTCAAGGCTTTTCTGACCGAAACAAAAAGCTGGTGTTCCATACATGATAAGATTGCTTTGTACTATGCCGTCCATCAAAAAGCCCAAGATTGCAGAAGTTGCACCACCCTGACTCCACCCTGTAAAGAACCACTGATAGCCAATCGGAAACTTACTGTTAAGCCAGTCTTCGTAGACGTAATTAAAAACTGCTTTTGCTTGCAAATAAAAGCCAAGCGTTGTGATTATTTTCTTCTTTCCGTTCGTAACAACTACAGGTATTACGAGAAAGTTGAAAACCCAATCCCACAATGTTTTTGTTTCCTGCATTTCAACAAAGATGCGTTTTTCTTTCTTGTCGATTCTATATCTCCAGTTTGCGCCGGTTTTCTTGTCGAGATTATAATCGCGGCTCAACTGGATTTCGTTAAATAGATCCAAATATTTCACTGTTCAGCTCCGTTTTTAAGCATTTTATAGTTAAGGTTTACAGCCGCAAGATAGCTTATAGTTGTATCGGGAATATTGCCCTGCATGACGGCGGCAGAACCGCAATTATATGCCATGATTACATCGTCTTTTACTTTCAGTGATTCTGACAAATCAGACAAAAGGTGTAAGGCAATAAATGTATTCATTTTCCAGTTGAAAGGGTCAAATTCGCTTTCGAGCTTCCAATATCGCGGCACAAAATTTGCCCATAAATACCTGTCGTTTAATTGCCATAAACCGATGTCTATAGTTCCGTTCGGGTTTGTATGCACGGCTTCCGTTATAAGCTGCGGATTTTCCCGCAACAGAATTGAAACAGCTAGATCCGTATCAACATCAAGCTGATTACCCAAAAGACAGATATAATCGCTTATTTCCGTCGGCAAAAAATCATATTTGCCTTTTACTTCTTCCGCTACCGCTTCCGGCACGCCGAATTCGCAATAGACGATTTTTTCTTTCGCTTTCCGTGATTTTGAGAACGCCGACATTCCGGCGCAAAAAAACAGAAAAGAAACTGCAAGCAGAATTCCTACTGCTGCATAAATTTTAGTTTTTGGTATGTTCATACCGCCCCTCCGCTATCTATTATCACCCGAACCGCTTATCACGTTCCGGGCTTTTCTATCCTCAAGTTTTTTGATGTTCAGCTCCATAACTTCCGACAAAGAAAGGTCGAGCACAGAACATATTTCTGCTATCATCCACAAGCAATCGCCCAATTCTTTTGAAATAGCCAGCTTATCTTCATTGGAAATCGCGCCGCCTTTGTCGCGGATAATTTTTGCGAATTTTCCGGCAACTTCTCCGGCTTCTTCCGTAAGTCCGTGAGACGGATAATCCCATTCGAGAGATTCTTTAATTCTCAATTCTCCGTCAACAGTCTCAACGATTACAGGTATCTCGTACATCTTAAAACTGAGCGCTTTTTTCTGGTAAATATCAGCCTCGCTTTGTTCCATGCCGTATATAACAGCTTTCTGAACAAGCTCCCAGACCCATTTATGGAATCCCGGAATATTCTGTCTGTCTGCGTATTCCCTTGCAATTTCTTCTTGATTCATATTTTCACCTTCCATGTGTGTTTTCTATGCAGTCTTGATAATATGCAGCAGGTTTGTAATTTACGCCTGTATTGTTGTGATCAAGATGAATGAACACCGTGTTTTTTATAAACTTATAGCAGACATAACCGCTGCAAAAACTGGACGTTTTGCCGTTAAAAGATACTTTCTTATCCGGGATAATAAATTGAATGTCTCCATGCCGCAAAGAAGCAAAGAAAAAGCCTATTTCCTGATAGTTAATCGCCATCATGTTCATAAGCAACGCAAAAGGCTTTTCTTCGTAAACGCATTTTGTGAATACTTCGAGCTTTAATGAAAACGGCGGGTTTGAAACAACTATATCAGCTTCTTTCGGAATCGGCTTTTCAAAGAAATCTTGCCCGGTCTCAAGACTGCCGAAAATGACATTGTAACCGGCTTCTTTAAGCGTTATTACGTACTCTGATTTTTCCGTATCAAACGGACAATAAATAGTGTGTGCAGCTCTGCCGCACTCTACTGCATTGGCAAAGATACAGAAATAATCATCAAGAAACGGAATCAGCGGCGTTACAAGCATTTTGGGCGTGTAGTAGTTGTCTGACTTGTTAAACGCTTTCTTAAAACTTTTCATTCTTCCCCCACAAATAAATCAAGCTGCTTTTCGCTTAAACTTGCTTCGTTTATCCGTCTTTCGCAAATCTCGTAAAACTTCGCGTCAATTTCCACGCCGATGAAATCCCTTTCCAGTTCCTTACAGGCAACGCCTGTTGTACCGCTTCCCATATAGCAATCCAGAATTACCCCCCCCCCTCGGAGAGCTAATGTTTATAAGGCGTTTCACCAGTTCAAGCGGCTTTTCGGCAGGGTGAATTCTTTTTGTGCAGCCGGTCAAAAACCACTTGCGGTAATAGTCCAAATCAAAACCCTTGCCCTGAAAAAACGTTCCTTTTGCCCTTATCAAGATGATGTATTCAAGGTCTGAAACATGGTGTGTTGAATGCGCCGGAATAGGGTTGGACTTTGCCATTACAAGAACATCGTATGTATAATTCTGCTTACGCGCCCAGTTGATATAATCTGCAATCAGCATTTTATTGCAGAAAAAATATCCGTAAAAACTCTTCATTTTCGGCTTTAGCATGTCGAGTATTTCAACAGGATTGAAGACAACGGAATCCAGCTTCTCCAAGTCATGCAGAAAATCAATATTCCTAGACCTTCCGTATTTTTCAAAATTGCTTTCGGAAAACATGCCGCTTCCGTGAATATTGCCGAACTGATAAGGCGGGTCAGTTACAACCAAATCAACGGATTTATCCGGCAGGGTAGGAATAATGTTCTTACAATCATCATTGTAGAGCTGAATCATACTACTATAATATACTAAAAAGTATATTATGTCAATTCAAAGATATATTTTATCTATTTTTAGCGATATATTTTGACTATAAAAAAGCGTTAAAATCTTTCTTGAAAAGAAATTTCATGCATATTTTTAATCTTTGAAAGAAGTTTGCGCTTCGCATCTTTGCTTCGATGTAGATTCTTACGTCTTCAAAAGCGGCTGAATAATTATTGTTCATTGCCTTTCTTATCTGTCTTCTGTATTTTTCTCCCATGTTCCACCTCTTAATAAATATCAAACAGTTCCGGGTTCTTTTCTTTTTCAATACGCGCTTTTCTTTCAGCAAGCACTTTATCTACTTCACCTTCATAACGCTTTGATATTGCCAAAGCATCCTGTGTTCGTGTTCTGAAATATTCCTTTTGCGCGGTTCTCATTTTCTCAACCAAATCAGCAAATTCGCCTGTTGTCATAACTTCACCACCTTATATGGAGTTTTTGAAAGTTCTTCGACTAATTTGTTGAAGTTTCTTTCCCTAATCTCTTTTGTCATACAAACAAGAACAGCTTCTCTTTTTGCTTCAAGATAACGAAACCCCTCTTCAAGTTCTTCTTTACTTGCTGAATAAGCAAACCGTGTTACATCAAAGCATGATATGTCTATCGGTGTATTAACAATCAGCTCTTTTTCTTCTGAAGTAAACTCTCGCATTTTTTATCCCCTGTTTCAAAATAAATTTGAATCGGTCTTAACAAACATTCTTTACAAGGCTCTGGGTAATCTTGATAAATGTCCAATCTAAAAGCTTTCCATTCCATTTCTTTAGATTTATGCTTGCAGTCCTGGCACTCTTTCCTGAATTGTCGTCTGTCTAAAGTAAGCATCTTTTTACTCCGTCGTCTGTATGTCTTTTCCAGTTGTTTTTCTAAGGAATTCTGCAATCTTTTCAGATTCATGTCCTTCGTTCACAACGCCGAAAGTTTCTTTCAATGTCTTATTATCCGGTAGAGGTCTTTTGTTTTCCTGCCTCTTCCCAAAAGGTTTCTTTTCACGCATTTGTATTTTTCCCCATTGTTCTGCAGTAGCACAAACTAATATACGAGCATGAGTTTTACCCATTTCCTTAAAATCTGTTACCTTCTTATCCTTTATTTCTAACCAACCATTAAAAACTAGCTCTCCCATTGTTGGTTGTATTCCAAAATAATCTTTATAAACCTTAGAAAAGCCAGCTACATATTTTCTAAACTTTTGACTAAAACCATTTTTGATTAAAAACCTCTGCATCATTGCTTTCTCAATGAAATTAAGAGCATTTAAGAATCTTTTAATCATTTTCAAGCTCCTTTACATCAGTAAGATGTATCGCATATACAGGCTTGTCTATATGCAGGTCTGTGTCCTTGCCGTCAACTATCATAATCTTCTTGATATTGGCAGTCATATATTGATTTGTATAACCAAGTCGAAGCTTGCATTTTAACTTAGCATCTTCTTCACACTTCACAGCAGAAAAAGTAAAATCTACATAATTACAAAATTTTCGATTAAATCTTCTTTCAAACTCTTTAGACAGTTCTGAATAAATCCTTTGAGACCAATACGGCTTCACTTCCCTGTACTCAATCGTTTTCTCTCCGCTTTTGATTTTCTCGTACCATTCTTTTTTCAAAGGAAATATCAGCATGATTCAAGCTCCCGCCATTTTAAGATGTTTTTTGTATTTACAGCTGAAGCTCCTATTGTAGATTCCAAAATATCAAACCGCCAAAAATCATAATTCCAAAAACAAACAACAGGCGTATATTCTCCAAATCTGAATTTTTCTGGACTGTTTGAATAAACGTAAACTAAATAGAGTTTATCATCATCTGTTGTAGGTAGATCATTTGGGTTTTTCTTTAAGTCATGCCACCTTTTAACGTTGTTCTGACCATCGTTATAAACTTCTTTTAATATGCCATAAAGTTCTTGTGTTATTTCTACACCAATTTCTGACATATCTAATTCTTTCTTGTAATATTCTTCAAATGTCATTCTTTTAGCTCCTATTATTTTTTACCTTTTTATTCTCAAGTTCTTTCCAACATTCATATCTACCAAGTTTTTCATAAGCATCATAAGCAAACTTAATTTCATCAGCATCAACATGCCCATGATTTACTATCTCACGCAGAATATGAAATCTTGTTCTTACTTCAAGAAAGTTTTTATCATTTTTATATTTTTCCAGCTCTTTTGCGTAATATAAAGCATTGTCTATTGTTGCAATTTCACTTTCAGAAAAATCAATCTGAATATCTGTTGCAAGATGTGTTTCTTCATGACAATCGTATTTTATTATTCTCATATTAGCCCTCAATCCTTTTTCCGAGTTCAAGCACAAGCGTAGTATCTCCATCTGCATTCAGAATGTGATACCCAACTACTTTATAGTGTCCTTTTCCCTTCTGGCATACAATAAAATCCGTCTTGTTTTCAGCAAGCACCTTTTCAAAGTCTTTTCTTTCAATCAAATCCATTTCATTTCCCTCTCAAGAAATTTTTTGCTCGTTCAAGATATTTTTTATCTGCATCTGAAATCTTGTAGATTTCAAACTGCCTTAGAACTTCTTCCAAAATCTCCCTTGTTTTAATGAACTTGTCTTGCAGCGGAAAATACCTTTGTTGTGTTGTGGTTAAAGCTTTTTCCAGTTCTGCATTCTTCTGTTCAAGTTCTGCAATATATTCAAGTGCGATTCTTCCAATTTCTGCACCAATATCAGAAAGTCTATATTTAATTCTTTCTGGTGAAAGTCTTTTAATAGGCGGAAACTTTTCTTTTGGCGCGTCGTATCTCTTCTTTACGAATTCATTTATAGGTCTTTGAAACTTCCAATAAGGGCATTCTTTACAGCTCATGCTCTTATCAGAATTGAAAACCGGGCAGTCTTGTATATGCTGCTGATAATCACAGTTTTCAAAGTTCTGCATCTGTTTTACTTGTGTTTCAAGCTCTGAATTCTGTTTCTGCAAATTTTCGATATAGGTTGTATCTATATCTGTTTTCAGATACTTTCTGCCAACCTTTATGTAAAAACTACCCTCATAGTCAACTTTCATCACAAACACCCTGCCTTTTCCCTGAATTCGTCAATCTGCTCATTCGTACACTTTTCAAGAAACTTCCATGCGATAACTTTCTGTTGCGTCCATGAGCAGCGGAAATCATTTTTCAGCTGATACATACCTTTATCAGCAAAGAAAAATCCGTTTTGGTATTGACCTCTGTAATAGTTCCAGCCGCCGCTTATGTTGTCTTGATAGAGAATTACCATAACGTCGTAGAAAATGCCGTCTGACGGCGGTAAAGCGTCTTTTACGCTTCGGTAATCGTTCGTATTTTGGATTTTTTCTTTAAGCAGTCTGTTATCGTTGCATACCTTTATAATTTCCTCATGCAAATGTTCTAAGTCAGAAGGATAGGCATACATACCACTTTTGCGGTAATAAACCTCTTTAACAGACTGGAAATATTCTGTAAGCCTTTTGGGAATAATACTCTTCATTACTCATAGTCCTTATCTTTTGCTTTTACAAACTTGCCATCTTTAAGCGTATACCATGTATCAGCTTTGATTCTTTTGCCGTCAACTTTAGCAACACGAACAAGGTCGATAAAATCTTGACAAGATTCATTGTCGTGGTGACATTCCGTAAGAACAATCCAAGAACCGATTGCGCCTTTTGCTCTGGTTTCTCGTCCAACAGACAAGGCGACACTGCCTTTTCCGGCACTTGCGCCGCTCTTGTAGCCTGTTGCACTTGCGCCGCTACAGTTGCCTGTTGCACTTGCGCCGCTCTTGTAGCCTGTTGCACTTGCGCCGCTATAGTCGCCTGTTGCACTTGCGCCGCTACAG